CTTGTAATCTGGCAAGTTTAACTTCGACCATCGCCAGACATGCTTGATGGTCTGAGATTGGAGTTTCGAGCATTTGCTGGAGTCGTAATGCGATTCTAGTCTGATTGATACGAGGATGACCATATATTCGTCCTCGGTCTCCAATGATGTCAGTAGCTGATAATAGGACTTCACTTGCCTTCACACTCTCACCCTTTCTTTTGATGCGTAGTAATCCCGGACTGCTTTGCGTCCTTTGATATAGCCCACGCGGATGCCGACGATACGGCCTAGGTGAAAATATAGTGCGGATAAGACAATCATGGCAACCAAGTCACCTAATGATGGATCGAACATTTTGCTCCCTTATCGGTTTGTCGGCCCGATAGAGAAATAATGACAGATCGCTAGGCTAGGTCAATCATATTTAGATAACGAAACGGTAACGATTCTAAGTCGTCGATATGGTCATCGATGTCTCGATCTAACTCGTTATCTAGGTCGTCCATAGCGCTTGCCTGCCACGACGAACGTGCCGTCCTTCTCGATGTAGATGAGATCAACCTGGACGTTCTTACCCTCGACGTACATGATGGCGAACGCGCTTTGCCAGTTGGCAGACCCTTTCGTATAACTGGCCTTGCTAAAGTCCATGAGGTTTCCTACCTCTACGCCATGCAAAACACGCCCTATACGGCCTCCAGAGGCCTCTGAGAAGGACGATCTGCCTGCTCTGTGAGTATGTCCTGAGATGACGCTCTTGCCGTGCCTACGGGCTGCTTCTAGGGCTGATAGACCACCCTGAGATTTAATGGGCGTATGGTCGCCATGGACTGCGATCCAGCCCGGGGCGATGTTGTAAGGCTTGCGATGAAAGGTGATCCCTAGTTCATCCAAGCGCATAAACTTCTCGAAGCGCAGCTCTGGCAATGACAGGAATGAAGGGATCTTGCGCATGATCTGTGTGTAAAGACGATCCGTGTGATTGGATCGGATCATCTGTGTTACCTGGAGATCGTAAAGTACCTGAATAGCCTCTTCGCGATCATCTCCAAGAGTCTGTTCGTATGCCTCTGGCGTTCCTTCTGACCATTTGCTGATTGTGTTGAAATCAATTTCGTCACCTATTGTCACTACTTCATGCGGCTTAAACTTGCTAATAAAACTGGCTAGATTCTTGACTGCGTGTCGATCGTGGAACGGAACCTGTAGGTCGCTCACTATGACTATTCGCTTCATTTAATCCTCGTCGTCGTCCTCATAGGGTAGGCGATCCACGCGGTCGGGGATCGATGGCAGTATCCAGTCAGGGTAAGCATCTCGGTCAGCGATTATCGCTAGGCATAAATCAACTGCAAAGCCTGCACGTCTCAAGGCTCTATACATCTCATGCAGGCTGATAGCCCATGCGTCTAACTGTGAATAAGTATCGAGATCGATTACTTTCTTTCTTGCCATGTCGAAAATTATCGCTCTAGAAGTATGTTGTAAATCTCATCGACACGCGAATTAAGGCGTTTAATTTCTGAAAGTAAGTGCGTGATTACATACCCGGCAAGGCCGCCGATTACGGCAAGACTAGCAAAGTAAAGTGTGAAGAAGTTTTCTTGGGTCATTTCTTCTTCTCGACTGTATCGACTGCCGCTTCTAGCGCATCTGCAACGATATCGCCGACGGCCTTCTTGGCTCGGTAAGACTTAATCGCTGCGCGGATTACTGGAATCGCAATGAGTCCCAAAGTTGCGTAGATAATTGCTTCCATTATTTGCCTCCTAGTAGCGGTATATTAAAGAACGAACTGTCTGCATCGCCTTGCTTAGTGAAAGAGACATGGCAATGATGATTATGCGGATTGCTTCCAGAATACTTACGCCAGCGCCAGCCCATGCGAGACGATGCAATTCGTCCGTTGAAGATAACATAGGCAATACGCTTCTCTCCTGCCTTAGCTGCGAGTCGAATCTGATCTGCAATATCGGGCATGAGGTCGGGCTTGCCGGACTTATGTACATCTCTATCGACATCGATTGCTCTGACAACCATCCCAGCCTTTGGATCAGGATTATGGTCAGAAGGACGCGCTGAATGACGGAGATCGCCGATCCAACCATCGGAACGCCTATCACGATCTGGGTAGGTGTCATCGAACTGTTCGCGCAGTTGTTGTCCAGCCTTGCATAGTACTGGTTTCATCCGAGCAAAAGAGCCGCTTCTTCGGCTGTTATGCCAAGACGATCAAGCAAAGCGGTTTTATTTTGTGACTTTGTCGCTTCGGCTTGCGCTTTGGCTTCATGTTCATTTTGCTCAATTGTCCATTGCTCAAATTCTTCGTCAGTCATCTCACGATCGACAATTTCGTCAGTAGATTGATCATGAATTCTTACCATTGGCTTTGTCATTATTTCACCCCGTAGATTTTAATTGTTCCGCCTGTAAGTGATACGCCCAGTCCAAGTGAAATGCTTGAAACGGCTGATGTGTTTGAGTTTGCTGCGATACCGCTTACAACGCGAATGATGCTTGCATCGTTGTCCATATATACAGTATCCCAACGTAAATGATGGAAGCCAGTTGCTGCGTAATTTGCGATTGTGAAAGTTAATAGACCGCTAGTGTCGCTACCTTTTGGTGAGCCACCGACAGCGGTGTCAATGTCGGTTCTGTTTGTTTGTCGAGTGTTTGCTGTGGTGCTATCGCCCATCGCGACGCCATAATATCCACTTGTGACTCCATTGTATCGAATTGAAACTGGTGCAAAAGATGCAGATGTAAAGCCAGAAACAACGACAAATAAATTAACATAAGTTTGATCAATCGAACTTACTGTGGTCGTCACGCCACTCAATGTAGTTGTCGAAAGTAAAGTCATGCCGCCGCTGGAGGGCGTTGCCCATTTAAGGCCGGTGGCCGTTGATGAATCGGCGGTAAGTACTTGGTTATTCGTACCAACAGCCAATCGAGCCGGGGTGTCGTTTGCGGTTGCAGCTATCAAATCACCTTTCGCATCGACTATCGCATTCTGGATAGCGTTTGAATCATCTTGAGCGACCCAAGAGAAATCTAGATCTGTTCCTGATGCCTTGGCCAATACCTGACCTGTCGTGCCACCTTTAAGATCGACCAAAGCCGTATCGATGTCCTGACCAAGTGCGGCAATAGCGGTAGCGCCATCCTTTACTAGGTCTGTGGATTGGGGTATATCCCATCCAAAGTTAGTTGTTGTTGTTGCCATTACGCTACTACTCCAATCGCATTAAGCCAGGTTAGGCTTGTATTAAGGGTATTCCATGTTTCTGCCGCGCTTACCTGCTCCCATTTTACCGCAACTTGCGAGAAGTTTACAGGAGAAGCGTTGAAAGTCACCGTGAGATTATTGAGGCTTGCTCTGAAAGTCCAGCCTTCGATATAACCCTGAAATGATCCACCAGTGATATTAGGCGGTAAATTTTGAATCCAGACTGGTTGGCCTAGAAAGATGTTGATGAGGGCATCTCGATCTGCGTCATCAATCTCTGGGTTTCCAAGGACAAAGGTAATGCTCTGAAACTTAGGGTAAGGGTTTGCTCTTAGTTCGATGTATCGATCAGCTAGAGCCTCAGCGTCTACCGTGTTTTTAATGCGTGAAGTATAACTTTCAGCATATACCCCGTAATTGACTTGGCTGACCAAATCTGTTGCCGTATAGGTTTGATTCCCATTATTGTCGTAATTGATCGTAAATGAGTTCCGAAGATCACCGGCACGAGTAGTCGCAGATAGACCAATACCATTGGCATGGTTAGCATCCAAAGTCGTGTATCCGTTAGCAGCAAGGTAGTCCTGACGATGCGTCTGATCCGCATAGCCAATGTTCCCGTTAGCATCTTCGTAAATAACGCCAAAGGCGGAATTAGCGATAGCCGTAGTCAATGAATATAAATCGGTATTTTCAGATGATCGAGAAATCATCAAATAATCGCCTGGACGATCAATCTCACCTAGACCGATATTGACGGCATTATTCCAAGTTTCCGTAGGGTTGTAATTAGCCCAAGTTTCTGCTGCTGGGACGTCATTCCATGATCCTAAAAGGTAGCCAGATAAAAGAGTGTAAATCTGGTCTCCGTCTTGATCTTGAGACAATACTCCAGCATCGACAATCTTAGGTAGCTTAGATAACGCTCCTAGGGCGGTAATTGTTGCAACCGTTGTATAACCACGATCTCCAGCGCTATTGACTGTGATTGTAAAATCTGAGATTAGTCCACCAAAAATAGGGATGTAAGTCCCGATTGAATTAGTGACCTCAACAGTCAAGCCAGTTCCGACTGTGAAATCGTAACTTGAGTTATCGAAGTTAAGTAACTGTAACTGGCAATATCCGGCAACGGGTTGCTGGTAGATATCGGTACGGCCTGAAGTAATAGTGAGATCGGCGATTGTTACCTGAGTAAGTTCTACGCCTCCTACTAGGACCTTGTAATCAGGGGTATAAGCGGTCATGGGCGAACGAGTGCCCCAGCGCCTAGTGTGCCTCTAGCTGCTGAATTATTGAGGACGTTTACGATCGTCCGAGCCGTGCCTTCAGGATCGATCGCGCCATTAACTGTGATATTGGTTTGGCTCGAAGGAACCGTAACTTTAGGTAATGTAGGAGTTCTGGTGATGCTCGGAGTGGCTGAAGTTGGGTTATCTCCACCACCAAAGAATCCAGATACGGCTGAAGCCGCGCTCTTGATGGCGTTAATGATTCCCATAATGCGGTTATAGATATTGGTCAAAGTCTGTACGAAATCAGCAAAAGTATCTATTGCAAGGGAAATAAAGGTACCGAGTGACTTAAAAGCAAGTCCTAATGTTTTACCAATAAGAGGAGCAAGGAAATCTTTTGCAAAGTTATAGATTCCTACCATAAAATCGTAAAACGGCTGAAGTTTGTCGTTATTTTCTGCTAGTGAATCGCGCACCTTATTAAACGCAAATGTTACTCCGTTAATGATTGGCTGAATAATCTTCATGACTGGCGCTAACTTCTCGCCTAGATTGCTAGTAAAGTTAGAGATTGCCGGTATTACCTTGTTTACGATTGTTTCAACCATCGGGGTGATAGCGGTAAGGATGTAAGCGCCTACGGTTTCCTTGCCTTCATCAAAGGCGATCTTGAGGCGATCCATCTTGCCTTGAAATGTGTCGGCCTTAGCTGAGGCCTGACCCTCGAAGGTACTAGCGAGTTTGGCAGTAATCTGCTCCATGCTCATCGTTGCTAGTTCAGTCTTTGATAGACCAATTCCTAAACGACCAAGCGATGCAGTATTGCCCTCGGCGGCGCGAGCCATTGCATTTGTGACTGCCTCGAGTGACTTGCCACTACCTGCTGCGACATCGATCGCAATAGTCTGTAATTCTTGTGCTTTCTGTACGTCGCCTGTCGCTCTGGCTAAACGCTCCAAGGATGGGCGAAGTTCATCATCTGTAACGCCAAAGGCTAGAGATGTCTTGGTTATATAATCTTCAGTAGCCGCGATCTGGTTTTCTGTTGCGCCTGTGACGTTCTTGAGTGTTAAGGCTAACTTTTCTTGAGCTGCGGCATCTGCAATTGCGGACTGGACTCCATCGATGGCGAGTTTGCCAGCATAGGCAACGGCTGCGGCTCCGGCGGCTGCAAAGGCTAGGCCAGCCTTCTTTCCGAACTCGGATACTTTGCCACCAAAGGTCTGGACTTCTCCATCGGCCTTATTAAGATTCTTGGTAAAGTTATCGACGTCAGCAAGGAGTTTGAGGGTTAAGGCTCTGGATGTCGAGGCCATTATGTCCACTCCTTAAGAATCTTATCGAATGAGGCAGTCCACTTTGCGACTATCTCAGGTTGAATCCTGCGTAATGTTGGATAAATAAACCAGCCCTTTGATCCACGACCTTCACGGCCTGACCAGACTGGGAACTGCTTAAACTTGTTAGAACCGAACTCAGAACCGCCCCAGATGTCTTTAGTGGTTGCTCCACCTGAGAACTTCTGGGAAGCGAATCCGTAAGTGATCTCACCGATACGGCTTGACTTCTTCACACGGGCTCCGCTTGCGATGCGCCCAGCTACTGCTCGACTAGGGCGAGAGTTAGCCGTCTGGATAATCTCTGATCGAGCGAAGTCCGCCAGCGCTCCCGACTGGCGTTTCGCTTCATCTTTTGCTTCATCCGTCATACCTTTAAGCGCCTTGAAGACTTGACGAAGTTCAGTCTGGTCTAGTGCTACTTGCTCACTTGCCACGATTGCGCTCCTCCAATACTTCTATAGCGGTCAAGATATCCTCACCTGTTCGCCAATGATCCATAGGGATTTGAGTCGCTATGGCCAGTTCTACTAAGAGTCGGCTTACGCTTCCTCTTGGATGACTTTTGGGCTCTCATCACCGACTTCGACATCGGTAACGGATTCCATCCAGACATCAAGCGGCTTAACTGGCTTGCCCCCGGCATCTCTTTTCATAGCGCTATGCGCCACATAAAGGATGTCCCACATTCCACCGAACTGAGCAATAACCTTTTTAGTGGTTAGTTCCCATTTGGCGTAATCCGGCGGACGCACCTGGTAAGTGGTTTCTGATCCGTCAATATATTTAATTGTTATGTTCTGTTGCATTGTTTGCTCCCGTTTCTAGTTTTTAGCTGAAGGTTTCTGTTACTGCGCCCTTTGATACCTTGAATGTAAAGTCTACAGTCTGAGCATCTGTTCCAGCGCCTCCTGCGGTAGGAAATTCTGGCATGATTGGGAATACGAATTGAGCGCCTGTAGCGGCAGTCAAAGTAACGCTGATGTCTGTATCTGGTGCTGATTCAGCCGCAGTCCAAAGTGCCTCACATACTGAGTTAGCCTTACCCCAGTCAGCGAGCATTGAGAGTGCGAATGTGCCTTCGATGTTTGTGGTCTTGTAAGCCTCACCATCGAGTGTTTGATAAGTCTCGCGAAGGTTTGTCTTTGTAAGAACTGCTGAAGTTGCTTGTGCCTCGATATCTGTTCCACCTGTGAAAGATAGAGAAATATCGCGCCCTGTGATTACTACGGTTGCCATATTATTTTCCT